GGTTGATACTCGTACTCCGCTGGGGCGTACTCAGCCATTAACGCTTTGAGTAGTTTGAACTCCTGCTTCATTGAGTAGTGGACACGCGCTTGTACTGCGGCCATTGGCTTCAGTGTGCGTTCAAGGATTGCAAGAGTTGTGCCAACTGGTGCGTTAGACGACATGTCCGAGATGTCCATGTCTGCGATAGCACCTAGGCGTCGGCCTTCAGTAGTAATCTGGTTAAGTAGCGCAAGCAGTGTTTGGCTAGGCTCTTTATAAGGTAGTGGCATGATGTTGTCACGGATCGCACCTGATGGTACATCGACATCCTTCCACTCACCCGGCTCAATCGGCTCATCGTCACCTTTGATGCGTAGTCCACGTGCCTTTAGACCGCCCGGCAAGTTAGACAACGTACCGGCGTCAACCAACTGACGAATAAGTGACGTACCTGCGCGTGCGTAGCCGCCAATAATGTGGATTAGACCTAAGCCGTAGAACCCAAAACCCGGAACATAGTTATAGTGTACGAAGTGCTGACGCTTCATTGTGAGGTCGTCATCTTCGTCCCAGTTGCGTCGAATGGCTAAAATTTGACCTGTCCCACGCTCGATTGTGACGACATATGGCTTGGCAATCTCGTCTTTATCGTCATCTAGCTCTTCTATAAACATGTCAGCGTGTATTTCATAGAGTGTATAGCGGTCATCGTCACTTATTGAGTAACCACCCTCTTCTGCTTTACGCTCTTCAATATCCGAGTGATATGGCTGTGGCTCACCTAACTCAGTGTCTAAATAGAACCCCATTGCTTGTAGCTTATGAACTTCGTTCTTAGTCTTACGCATGACGTGTGTAACACGCTCGGCAGTCTCAATAGTAGACGCACCGTAAGGCACGATTACATCTTCGGCTGGAATATACAGCGCACACGTTCTACCCATGTTCGGTTCGTAATAAACTTTCTTGAACGCAGACCCCGATAAGCCTAGGCTATATAGTAGACGCTCATGCTCTGGACGATACTCGACCATGTTCTCAGTAAGCTCATAGTTCATATCCGAGCGGACACGTTCTGCGGCTTCCAACTTGTCTTCTGTTTCTTTACCTAATATCTTAGTCTTGACAGGGCCAGCGGCAGGAAACGTCTCAGACATAGCTTCTGCTTGGAACCGTATAGCTGATTCGGCAAGCACGGTAGAGTACACACCACATGCGCCTTCCCACGGTTGCGTACGCTCTTCGTACTTAAAGCCCAATACATCAAGCCCTTCAACGTAAGTATCCGCCCACTCCTTTCGGCTTTGTACGTCTGCGTCAACAGACTCCATAAGTGAGTTAGATATACGCGTTAGTTCTTCTTCCTCTAGGTCTTCAGCTAGGTTGTCCTCGAACATACCTTCGCCACGCTCATCTTCTGGTATAAGCGTAATCTCAACACTACCGTCACTTAGCGTTACCTGCTCAGGATCGACAATCTCAATCTCAAGCGCCTGCTCGTCTTGTGCTGCTTCTTCTATACCTTGTGGTGCTTGGTACAAACCTTTTTCAATAGCCATTGTATTTACCCTTAATAGTATCTGTCGCCCCTACGCGACTTGAATGTTGTTGGTTCGTCTCTTTCATCTGTGGGTAGTCGTATAAACCCACCTTGCCTAAATCGCATTAGCGCCATCACCATGGAGTCAACTAAGTCATCGTTACTAGCAAACGGGAAGCCCGCTACTTCATCTATAAGTTCTTCCGCCCAGCGCGTGGGTGGTACCCAACACAGGCCCGATGCCACAATATCTGTTACAGAATTCAAACGTGCTAGCTTATCACCTGAACCCCTGTGTGGAGTATACTCCGATACGGGTAGCCCCATACGGCGCATTTCTTGGTATATAGCTACACCAGAACTCTTCTTTTCCACGATAAACGCATCAGGTTCCCATGCACCGTACTCGTCTAAGGCTAGTTCTTTAAGCTCTGGAAACTCCATCCTTCTCTTTATACTATTTAATAGCATAAGATTGTACGCGTCAGTCTCTTCATTCATAAAGACACCCCACGTAGTCAGTGCCGTGTAATCCGCACGGTTGTGCTTCTCGGCTGCGGCATCCAACGACATGATAATGTACTCACATGCAGGTGGGCGTTCTTTACCCCATAGCTGCCACCACTCGCGTTTTACTATCGCCGCTTCTTGTGATGTGGGCTGCTGCTGGTACTGCGCGTTCCACTGGAAGTTCGGCATTGACGCTTTGGTACGTAATAACGCTTCTAAGTCAAAAAACTCCGGCCATAGCGGTTTTTCGACTATTTTGTTCTCTTTTTCGTCCTCTATCTCTAAGATAGCGGGGAACTCTATCACTTCAAACTGGTCAGAGCGGTCATTCTGCGTCATATCCTTGATTACACGCCCCGTTAGGTCGTCCATGTGCCATCTTGTCTGAATAATAGCCACTCGACCCCCCGGCATTAGACGGGTTCGGGCACCAAACGTGTACCATTCGTACGCTTTCTCAAAAACAGAGAAGTTTCCGTTGATAACGTCCTGCTCCGAGTGCGGATCGTCAATTAATAGTAAGTCAGCACCACGTCCCGCTAGCGCTGATCCCACACCACAGGCGTAATACTCACCCCCGACGCTTGTGTTCCATCGTCCGGCTGATTTAGAGTCCGATGCTAGGCTAACTGTAGGGAATATAGCCTTAAACATGTCGTCGGAGATAAGATTTCGCACTTTACGGCCAAAATCCACAGCTAAATCGGTGGTGTGGGATACCATCATTACCTTTTTGTCTGGATTCCGCCCCAAAAACCACGCTGGGTAGAAAATAGACACTAACTGAGACTTACCATGACGTGGTGGTATGTTTACACACACCCTATCACGTGTCCCGGCCTCAATCGCCATAAGCTCATCGGCCAAAATCCGGTGGTGCTTGCCTACTAAGAAGTCAGGCATCATTAATTTAGCAAATTCTATAAGATCGTCGTACGCAGCTTGATGCACCTCGCGGCTATCTAGCTCATCGACTATCCGATTTATCTCCGCTACCTCATCATCCGAGTAGGTATCGAGATTGTCCAACATGACTTGGACTTCTGCTCTTGTAAACTCAGTCGTCGTCATAAATAGTAGGGTCTGCCTCGCCTAATACGGCTGTGATACTTAGCGGTTTGTCTTCTACAACTACTGCATCTTCTACTTCTTCAGGATCAATGAGTTTTTCTAGCTTGCCACGTAGCTTCGCACGTAAATCGTCGCTTGATTGGTGCGTAATAGTCACTTCGGACTTCTCTGCAAACAGCCCCACGTCTGAAACCTTGCCTAATAGCTCTAATGCACGCAGGCGTACCTTTGCATCAGGGTTCTCAGTCTCGAGTAATAGCTTGTTAGTGACCAAGTGACGTACTTGGTTAGCGTTGTCCACCACAGATTGGCCGAATTCGGTCAGTATACTGTTAGTAAGCACTAACGATGCTGGGGTTAGTTTAGCCATACGCTTCGCGGTAGCCTTTTTTGAGGTGTTAGTAGCATCACCGGCATAAGCGGTAGTCAGTGCTGCTGCGGCATCTTTGTCTTCTTTGGTTGGTTTTATGTCGAGGTCGTGCATTTCGGCCAAAAACAGCGCCGTGTTTGCAGCCGCCTCAGCCGATAGTGTGAGGTCGTGGAATGGGTTATCGTCCGAGATAGGTACACCCATCTCCGGTTCGAGTTTTAAAGCCATAATGTATCGCAGGTGTTAACCAGTTTTCACAAATATACTACAAAAAAATTTTTTGTCTAGCGAATTAAGAACATAGGGGGGTGTTTGTGTGTGACGCAAATATTATTTGAGTCTTACAGAATTCAAAAAAGTGTTACAGAATTCAAAAAATTACGATTTATTTGTGGATTTTAGTACAACTAGATACACAACAACAAAAGTTATATAACGGGGCATGGGGGCGGGGTACCCTTTCCATATCGACATTTAGGCTAATGCCGTTTACTAGTATATAACAATAGTTACCACCTATTGACAATACCTAATACCGTGAGATAGTAGTTGCAAGTCAGGGCAATGATGCTTTGATAAACGGAGAACTACTATGAGCAATCAATTAGAGTTGTTTACACTTAAATCAGAAGCAGAAACATTGTTAACTAAACTAGAACTACTAGGCATTATGATGATGACTGGACGAGTAGACGA